AGCAGAGAGAGTACGAAGAGTTCATCGAAAAAATGAAGAAGCCTGTGTTCATGAAGAGTGGACCGTTGAAGGGATTGAAGAAGGTTAGTCAGCTATCACCAGATCATCCTATCAAGAAGTTTGTTGATCTAAGAAAAATTCCAAATCCTTACCATGCGAAACTTTTTGCATGTCCTAATTTTATGTCATTCGTTAATGGAATACTACCTAATAAGTTTGAGAATGACGCACTAAAGCATGACGAACAAAGGCTTTTGATTCCTTTCTTAGACAAAAATAAAAACTTATTTGCCTTCCAAGGGCGTTCCTTAAGATCGTCAAAAACTAAGTATATCACCATCGTATTGAACGACACTTCTCCGAAGGTCTATGGTTTAGACACTGTTGACCTTATGAGAAAAACGTATGCTTTTGAAGGACCGATCGATTCTATGTTTGTTCCTAATTCAATTGCGGTAGCTGGTGGAGAGATGATTCCTGTTCTTAAAAACTTTGATAAGAGCAAACTTGTTATTGTTTATGATAATGAACCAAGATCAAGAGAGACAATAAAAAAGCTTGACAAAAGTATTATGAACGGGTATAATGTGTGTATATGGCCAGAGAATCTAGAACACAAGGATGTTAACGACATGGTCCTTGCTGGTCTTTCTCCGGATTTTATTAATCACATTATCGATAATAACACTTATCGAGATCTAGCTGCGAAACTGGCATTGACCAAATGGAGCAAAGTATAATGGACTATCACGACGAACAACGAATGAAAACGCTGGCGAGCCGTGCAGACGGTGATCGTCCGTGGTCTATTCGCATGGATTGGGGTGGTGATCTCAACAATCAGGATATTGCTATTGTTGACAAAAATGGTAAATGTTTGTTTACTATGGTTGGTGGTAGCCTTGAGCATGCCAGTTATGTTGTTTCATTGAATAATGCTTTTGTAAAGGGAAACAAATGATGATTACCAAGGCTGAAATGGAAGACATTTGGCACAATAAGCCTGTTGACTATCTCAAGGTCGTAAAGCAGAAGATGAAGGGCTCAAAGATGTATAAGGTCAACCTTACTCCTATCAAGTATGAGAAGGGCAAGGCTGATACATTTGAGGTTAGAGCCAAGTCAAAGATTGATGCAGAGATTGTTGCCAAGAATGAATACATAAAGAAACATGGATGGGATTCTCCAGATGCTTGGAGAATCAGTGCTTATACAATATGAGGATATTATGACACCAAGAACCTTTAGAAAGAAACCTGTGGCTATTGAGGCTATGCAAATTGACGGACCTGAGACTGTACAGCCGATCGTTGATTGGATGAATAGTGCTACTGTTGGTTGGCAAACTAGCCCTCCCACTATTTGGATCGACACACTCGAAGGTCGTATGACTGCTGATGATGGCGACTGGATTATCAAGGGTGTAGCTGGCGAGTTTTATCCCTGCAAGGATAGCATTTTTGTAAGAACGTATCAGGAAGTATAATATTATGAGTAACGTGAAACTTATTGCGATGACGCATTGTAACATTCAGCTGCCTGTAGAAGGTAAACCTGATACGTTCCATCTTATGAGTGCTGAAAGTTTTATTGCATATTGTGCTCGTGTGTCCAATCCTGCTAATCAGGACAATCCAGATAGTGAAAAGTTGCTCAAGTATCTTGTGAAGAACAAGCACTGGTCACCGTTTGAGATGGTGCATGTAGTTATGGAAATCAATACCACGCGCGACATTGCAAGACAAATCCTTCGTCATCGCTCGTTCTCGTTTCAAGAGTTTTCACAGCGTTATGCTGCTGTTACTGAAATGTCTGAGCCGCGCGAAACACGTTATCAAGATAAGAAGAACCGTCAAAATAGCATTGAGATTCCAAAAGATAAGGACGATGAAGTGCCTGATATGTGGGAGTCTATGCAAGAAAGATTGATTGACGAGACTATGGAAGTTTACAAATGGGCAATAGAAAATGGCATCGCAAAGGAAGTTGCTCGTTCTGTTCTTCCTGAAGGTCTCACTATGTCACGCATGTATATGTCAGGATCACTCCGTTCATGGATCCACTACTGTGAATTACGTATGGGAAACGGAACGCAGAAGGAACATCGTTTAATCGCAACTGAATGTTGGGAACAGATCGTGAATAAGTTTCCTTCACTTAAGAATGTGTTGAATAATGACTGATAGAATATTATTTACCAAAGAAGAAATTAAACAGCTGATTAAGATAATTCAGCATTTCAAAAATAATAAACAATAAAAAAACTAGGAGTATCCGTATGTCAGGCAGTAATATGTTACCGTCTCTGTATCAAGAGTTCATTCATAAGTCTCGTTATGCCCGTTGGCTGTGGGAAGAAAACCGTCGAGAAAACTGGGACGAAACAGTCGCCCGTTATTTTAATTTCTTTGATGAACACGTCAAGGAAATGACTGGATACACTATCACTGCTGAAGAACGTAAGCAGTTGGAAGAAGCTGTGTTGAACCTTGATATTATGCCTTCTATGCGTTGCTTGATGACTGCTGGCGAAGCACTCAAGCGCGAAAACGTTTCTGGTTATAACTGTTCATATGTTGCAGTTGATAGCCCTCGTTCGTTCGATGAAATCCTTTACGTCTTGATGAATGGTACTGGTGTAGGTTTCTCAGTAGAATCTAAGTATGTGGATCAACTGCCTGTGATCCCAGACGAATTGTTTCCAACTGACACTACTATCCTTGTGGCTGACTCCAAGTTGGGTTGGGCAAAGGCTCTTAAAGAACTCATTCATCTTCTTTATGCTGGTCAAATTCCTAAGTGGGATTTGTCAAAGGTACGTCCTGCTGGCGCACCATTGAAGGTGTTCGGCGGCAGAGCTTCTGGTCCTGCTCCGTTGAACGATTTGTTTAATTTTGCGGTTGCAACATTCAAGAAGGCTGCTGGTCGTCGTTTGACTACATTGGAGTGCCATGACATCGTTTGTAAGATCGCTGAAATTGTGGTTGTGGGCGGCGTACGCAGATCCGCGCTTATTTCTCTTTCTGACCTTAGTGATGATAGAATGCGCCATGCTAAGTCTGGTGACTGGTGGAAGGAGAATGTACAACGCGCTCTCGCAAACAACTCTTACGTTGGTAAGGAAAAGCCTGAACCTGGCATCTTCATGCGTGAGTGGCTTTCCCTCTATGAGTCGCGCTCTGGCGAACGTGGCATTTTTAGTAGAACTGCATCAAAGAAACAGGCTGAGAAATATGGAAGAAGAGATCCGGATCACGATTTTGGCACCAACCCATGTAGCGAAATCATTCTCCGTTCAAGGGAGTTTTGTAACCTTACAGAGGTCGTGGTTAGAGGTGACGATACCCCAGAAACCCTCAAGCACAAAGTCAAGCTCGCGACTATCCTTGGTACATTCCAATCCACACTTACCAACTTCAAATACCTGAACAAGAAGTGGAAGGAGAACTGCGAAGAGGAAAGACTTCTTGGTGTTTCGTTGACTGGTATTATGGACAATGAATACACAAACGGTCGTGCAACACAAGCTACAGGACTGTTTAATATTGGTGATATGTTGGAGGGTCTCCGTGAAGAAGCTGTTAAAACTAACAAGTTATGGGCTGCTAAACTTAATATTCCTGTCTCCGCTGCTATTACTTGCGTCAAACCTAGTGGAACGGTATCACAGTTGGTCGACTCTGCAAGTGGCATTCATGCTCGTCACTCTCCTTATTATATTAGAACTGTTCGTGCAGATAAGAAGGATCCTCTCGCAGTTATGATGAAGGACATGGGTTTCCCTGTCGAGGATGATATTACTAAGCCAGATCATACGTATGTGTTCTCGTTCCCACAAAAGTCTCCTGAGCATGCTGTGTTCCGTAAAGATATGACTGCCATTGAACAACTTGAGCTTTGGTTGACTTATCAGCGTCACTGGTGTGAGCACAAGCCTTCTATCACTGTTTCTGTTAAGGAAGAAGAGTGGATGAGTGTTGGTGCTTGGGTATATGAACACTTCGATGAGATGTCAGGCGTTTCGTTCTTGCCATTTAGCGATCACGTTTATAAACAAGCCCCGTATCAGGACTGCACAAAGGAAGAGTACGAAGCACTTGCAGCCAAGATGCCTAAGATCGTCAACTGGATGGACCTTGCTAAATATGAAAAGCAAGACACAACTACAGGCACGCAGGAGTTAGCTTGCGTTGCTGGTGGATGCGAAATCTAAGAAAGGATCCAGAATGGAAAAGGAAATAACTTGTTCAGTATGTGAAACTGAGTTTACTATAATTCACGAAGAAGAAGATACACCTGAGTATTGCCCATTCTGTGGTAACTCTCTTCAAGAAGACTTGGCGGATCTTGAAGAAGAATGGGATGAGAATCCTAATCCTTATGGAGATTCTGAAGACTGACATAAATACTCCTTTTGGAGTACGTTATGTGGATATACAAAGATAAGGAAGTTAGTGATGAGGACATTCAGGGGTACGTTGCTTTTGTCTATCTCATCACTAACCTCCAAAGTGGGAAGAAGTACATTGGTAAGAAACTACTCACGAAAACTCGCACTAAGAAGATCAAAGGTAAGACTCGCAAAAAGAAAGTCGTTACCGAAAGCGACTGGCGGGATTACTATGGTAGCAACGATACCCTCAAGCGAGACGTTGTCGAGTTGGGCGCAGAGAACTTTAGAAGAGAAATCCTCGACCTATGTAAATCGCGCGGTACCGCCAACTACCTTGAGGCGAGGTATCAGTTTGAGTCCCGAGTACTTGAATCCAACGACTACTATAACGACCAAATACGGGTTAGAGTCCACAGAAGTCATTTAAAGCTTGACTTTAAATCTGAATCTAAGTAATATACATAAATAATGAGAAAGCCTCCTTATCCCAGCGGTAGAGGAAAGCGACTTAAAATCGCTCAAGGGTCAGTTCGAATCTGACAGGGGGCACCAATTTGTAATGGAGGACGTATGTCGCACCCACACAAGAATCGTCCTCGTAAAGGACGCAGAAAAATTGGCTCTAAGAAGCGCAAGGCTCGCGCTCGGCGCTAAATAGAATTACCAAGTTTTGGGATGAGTACAGCAACGATCATTGATCAAAGCACGAAGCTTTCGGGCTTCTCTTTACGCTTGTGTCCTGATAAAGGAGGCAGGAGGGCGCTAGTCCCCTTTGATTAGCTCGGTTCTTACTAAATTAGGAATATGGCAGAGGAGTTAGGCTCTGCAAGAATAAAACTAATGTCCACTCGACCATCCCGTAGATTTTAGGATAGGTTCAGCAAATGATCCAAATTGGTTCATTGTTGGTTCGAATCCAACATTTGCAGATTCTGCGAATATAGAAAACTATCCTGTTGAACATAGGTTGTATACTGCAAACCATAAAAATGCGACCCCTTTTGGCGTCACTACGTGAGTTTCGATTTCTCACACTAATCAAAAAGTAGAAAATACAACCTGTTGAATTGACCCTAGAGCATGATCTGGTGATGCAGGTGCCTCTAAAACACTTGATGTGGGTTCAAATCCCACTGGGGTCACCACTTTATTAGGAGAATAACATGAAGACATATTTGTACTAGAAACACAAACCACCCTAAAATTTCCCTTGACTTTTTATACCAAACATAGTAGTATACAAATCATGAGGAAAACAATGTCTATCGAATTAAAAATCAAATCTAAACATCTAGCTCTCGAACCTGCGATCATCCGTAAGGAAGAACAAAAGATTCGTAACCAGATTAACTGGCTAAAACAACATCATCAGATTCAAAATGCGAATATGTTTGATGGGATGTTTTATCCTTACCATAGTAAATGGTATAATCTTCAGCATCACCGTAAAACAGTGGTACGAAATGAATCTAGAGCTACACACCTCGCTCGTGCATTTCTAAATGGCCTAAACTATAAACAGGTCGAATCGAAAAGGTATGATGAGGCACTTTACCATAACGCTATATTGCCGAGAATTATCGACATGGTAGCTAAGTATGGACCGAAAGGGCTACGCATCCACAAGTACTACGGTAAAGATGGTAGATCAACTTATAAGTCAGAAGAGTATGAGGCGTTAAAAGCTAAGATACTTGACTGGTCTAAACTAGACTAAAAGTTTTGGGATTGTTACAGCAAACTTTTATGCATTTGACTTTTAATCAAAAACGCAAAAAAGCAATCCCGTTGAGTTTTAGGATCGTTTCCGCATAAAATGCATTCCTCTGAAAAGGAAAGGTCTCGGTGCAAATCCGAGGGGATCCACCAAATACATACGGAGCTGTTCCTTAAGATGGGTAAGAATGCTTCGGCAAATCGTCTTCGTGTGTATCTGATGGGTCCTTGGTGTAATAGTAGCACGTTAAGCAAACGCGATCCTGTTGAATTATAATTATGGAGAAAGTGATGGCAGATCTTAAGGTAGTACCATTCGTTAATATGTTTGGTCAAACGATTAATCCCGGTGAAGATATTATCTATGCTGGTACATCGTGGAAGTCTACGACGTTTCGTAAGGGTAAGTTCGTAGGAGCTTATTATCAAAATGTTTCACGAAGCGTTGTGTCGAGAGACATTGAAGGTAATATCATCAAGGATGAACGTGGTCATACTAAGTATGACCTTGTTACAGAATACAAGCCTGTGGCTGTTAAAATTGAACAGGTTTATGGCGCGAAATGGGTTTATAACCACGAAACGAAGAAGGGCGATTATATCCCTCATTTTCGTGTAGCGGTTCTTCCTCGGATGAGAGTTTTCCGTCTAGACGCTAAGATGTCTGATCTAGAAAACTCCAGTTTCTAAAAGTTTTGGGTTTCTTACAGCAAACAATCAATGGCGTAAGCCATCGTAGCTCATTTGGTAGAGCATCTGTCTTGTAAACAGAGTGTAGTGGGTTCAATTCCCACCGAAAAATAGAAACCCGTTGACTTTAAATAGTGTGTAGAGTATATTAAGAATCTAGATTGAGTTCAGCAACTAAAAAAATCAAACTTGAAATTTGAAAAAAGTTCAATCTGTTGAAAAAGGAAAGTGAAAATGTCTACTTTTGTTAATGCCGTTAAGAACCAGGAAGCTCGTACCGAGAACGGTATGAAGGCTCGAGCTTCTACTGCTTCCGCTTGCGTTGATTTGTTCTTCAACGTCGGCGCTATGCGTGGTAAGAACGTAGTTCCTGCGTTCACTGCTGCGTATGTAGAGAACCAGGATCTTGCTGCACGTATCGCTCTTTGGGCTCGCGACGTTCGTGGCGGCGCTGGTGAGCGTAAGGTGTTCCGCGACATTCTCCGTGAGCTTGTTCTCAAGGACGAGGACCGCGCTATAGCTTTGATGCGCAAGATCCCTGAGCTTGGTCGTTGGGACGACCTGTTGGTCTTTGACAAGGACTCAGCTGCTGAGGCAGTTGCGTTCACTTTGATCAAGGATGCTTTGGATGCAGGCAATGGTCTGTGTGCTAAGTGGATGCCACGTAAGGGTGAGGATGCGGCTCGTCTGCGTTCGTTCCTTGGTTGGACTCCAAAGTACTACCGTAAGCGTCTGGTCGAACTGACTAAGGTTGTCGAGCAGAACATGTGTGCGAACAAGTGGGATGAAATCAACTTCAACCACGTTCCTTCTGTTGCGTCCTCACGTTACAAGAAGGCGTTTGCTCGTCATACGCCAAAGTACAAGGAATGGGTGGAGAAGCTCGTAAAGGGTGATCCAACTGCAAAGGTTAACGCTGGAGCAGTGTACCCATACGATGTACTGAAGGGTGTTATCGGTGCATACCGACTGAGCTATGAAAAGGCCAACCTTGACCACATCGTGGCTCAGTGGGAGGCTTTGCCTAACTACGTTGGTGATGCGAACATCCTGCCAATCGTCGACGTCTCTGGCTCAATGATGTCACCTGCAGGTGGTTACGGCTCTAAGTCGTTGACTACTTGTCTTGATGTTTCTGTTTCGCTTGGTCTTTACCTTGCAGACAAGAACAAGGGTAAGTTCAAGGATACGTTCTTGACTTTCTCTGACAAGCCTGAGCTTATGCACTTGAAGGGCAACATTCTGGGTAAGATCCAGCAGATGTCAGCTTCAGAATGGGGTATGAGCACTAATCTTCACGCAGCAATGCGTAAGATCCTTGATGTCGCAGTCAAGGGTAATGTGCCTCAGGAGGAAATGCCTGACATGCTGTTGATCCTTTCGGATATGCAGTTCAATGCTTGTGTTCGTTTCGACGACTCAGCGATGGAAATGATCGAGCGTAAGTTCGAAGCTGCTGGGTACAAGGTGCCTAAGATCGTGTTCTGGAACCTTAACGCAAAGGACAACGTTCCTGTTAAGTTCGACAAGCGCGATACTGCTCTTGTTTCTGGTTTCTCTCCAGCCATCGTTAAGGCGGTTCTGTCCGGTAACATGGAAAACTTCACACCTGAAGGGATCATGTTGAAGGCAGTAATGAACGATCGTTACGACTACTAAAAGAGGGGGAAGAAATTCCCCCTAAATACTAGACAATTGCGGGGTTGGTATATGGGTTGTGCTCTAGCCTTCCAAGCTAGTGAAACGGGTTCGAGTCCCGTACCCCGCTCCAATCTATCCAATCTAATAAAGGTGTATTATGATCAGGAAAGAACTAAACATCGCAGAAGTAAAGACGTTTATCGACGCTCAAACACCAGAAACTAAAGTTTATCTTGGTGGTGACTCAGAACGTTTTCAGATCAACGGTGTTTGGCATGCAGACTATATCAACGTTGTAGTTGTTCACAAAAACGGTAAGAATGGTTGTCGTGTGTTTGGTGGTATCGTGCGTGAGCGCGACTATGATCAGCAAAAGGATAAGCCTCGTATGCGTCTGATGAACGAAGTTATGAAGACCGCTCAACTTTACATGGACCTTCATGACGTTCTTGAAAACCGTGATGTTGAAATCCACTTGGACATTAATCCAAACAAGGAACACGGTTCTTCATGCGTTATCAACGAAGCTGTTGGTTACATCCGTGGTATGTGTAACATCATACCTTTGGTCAAGCCAAACGCTTGGGCTGCCAGCTACTGTGCTGACCGTTACAAGGACGCTATTCAGCACATTAACCATAAGCAGGATGCAGCTTAATGGATTTTATTATCCCGACAATTCTGGGTGCTTATGTCATTGGCATAAGCATCCTTGTCATACGCAACAATCTCCGCTTCTATAAATAATATTGGTATTCCGGTATTGCACCGAAAGGTGTAATTTCGCGCTATGTTTATACATAGCAAAACCCAACGCGCCTGTAGCTTAAAGGTGAAGCTGACAGCTCATAACTGTCTGAGTATAGGTTCGAGTCCTATCGGGCGCACCAACTAAGAAAGGAGATAATAATGTCAAAGTTATTATTCTCACTAC